ACTGCCGATATCCCGCCGCCGATGACCTGGCCCACGGTCATGCCCGAAGCTGCTAGCGGGAGTCCCATCGCGCCGATCTTGGCCGCCATCGCGCTGATAGCGGCGCCACCTGTAGCGGCCAGCTGCTGCGCGAGTGCCTGAGCAGCGCCCACAGTCGTGCCGATGAACGCTCCCGCCGTCTTGATGGGCGCGCTGTTACCGACAGCGAGCAGGGCTCCCGAGAGTCCTGCGATCAATGGCCCCGTGATCTTGGAGCCCATGCTGCCGAAGACGGTGACGAGCCCGCCGACTCCTGACATGAGCGGCCCGAACTCGGCGCCCAGCCCGCGCAGCGCAGCGATGCCCTTCTCGGCGAACATCTTCATCTGGTCGCCGGTCGTGAGCATGTCCTCGGCCGCCTGGTCGGCCGCTCCGGCTGCATCGTCAGCGGTAACGATGAAGTCCTCTAGGCCCCGCATCCCTGGCTGGAGCGAAGCGGCCAGGGCAGCACCAGCCTTGTTCCCGAACACGTCGATCGCCTCGGACGTGGGGTCGAGTCCCTGGTTCTTCATGTCCTGTAGATGGGCGATGAAGTCCTCGAGCGACTGGCCTGGCGGTAGCTCCGTAATCGCCTTGTTCAAGCCCTTCTGGGCGCTGGATGCATCGACGCCGGCGACCTCGAACATATTCAGCAGGCCGATGCCCTCATCCATGCCGAGCCCCATCGCTTCGAGGGCAGGAGCCATAGACTGGAGGATGGCCAGCGTCTCGGGACCAGCGCTCGTGCCGTACTCCTGGTTGCTCTTGACGAGCTGGTCCATCACTCCGGCGGCATCAGCGGCCGTGAGGTTGAACGCGGCGAGCGTGTCCTCGAGTTGGAACGCGGCCGCCTCGGCGTCCTGGCCTGTCACCTTCGCGAACGCCAGGATGTCCTCGGTCAGGGCCTTCGCCTCTTCGCCGGTCACACCGAACTGCTGCGCCACGGCGATACCTGTCGCGGCGACCTGCTCGAACGACATACCGACAGTCGCGGCTGAGCCCATCAGGGCGTTCATATCCTTCGAGAACGCGACCGCCTCTTCGCGACTCTTGCCGGTGGCCGCCATGAACTTGCCCTGAGCGGCTTCCATCTCCAGCGCGCCCTTCGCCATGAGCCCGAACGCGACGGCTCCTGCCGCCCCTGCCGCTCCGAGCGCAACCTTCGCCCCTGTCGAGAAGCCACCGACGGACTTCTGGGCCTTGTCCACGCCAGCCGTGAACTCGCGCGCGTCGAGCCCGAGGACGGCCGTCAGCTTACCGATCGGGCCTGCCATTAGGTCAGGTCCGCCACGCGCTCGATGAGCTCACGTATCTTGGCCGCCATAGCATCCAGGGCGCGGACCTTCGTGGACTCGAACGCCGGTCGGAGGGTCGGCTTGGCCGCTCGGTAGCCTGCCACGTATCCACCGAACTCGAGCCTCGGGGCGTAGTCCCTCGGATGGGCCTCGCCCTCTTCCGTCGGCACGTTATTGGGCAGGCCCACCCACGCCGTCGCGCCATGCTTGCCTGGCCGTGCCCTGATCCCGATGGCCTCAGCGTAGTGGGCGGTCCCTGGTCCCAGCCCTCTCGTGGCCCTGACCTGGTTGCGCCATTCCTCCGCGATGACCTCGGCTCCTGCCGTCGTGGCTTGGACGAGCAGCTCGTCACTCACGCTCTTCTCGAGCCTCGCCAGGGCAGCGGCCAGCTCAGGGCCACCGTCGATATAGCCCCAAGACTTCGTCTGGGACGCACGGCCTCGGCCCCTGACAGGAGCAGTGAAGTTGGCCAACCTAGCCGACCTCGATCCAGCCCGCTTCGGGCATGACAGGACGACTAGGGTGGACAGTTGACCAGGAGCCGTTCGGGCCCTGCTCAGCGAAGCGCCAGCGCGCGAAGTCCTGATAACGGACCAGGGCCACCCTGACGGCTTGCCCTGTCCCGATATTGAGTTGGATCAAGCCCCGGCCTGCGGCGAGCACGTAGCCCCTCACGAGACGGCCGTTCATCGTGACGAGCTCGACATGGTGGCCCTCACGAAACGGCCGGTGCCAGCGAAGCCGGTTCATCAGTGGCCGCCCTTCCTGGTGGCATAGGCCGACCGCATCTCCGAGAGCGCCTCGTTCCAGCGGTGGCCCTGTGCCCTCATGTCGGTCGACTCCGGTGGTCGTGGTAGGAAGTCCGCCGGCTCGTACTCTCGCGGGTGTTTCTTCCTGTCACGGTAGACATTGGCGAACGCTGCCAGGAGCTGGGCCAGCAGGCTCACCGTCACGCCGGCGGGGTCCGGTTCCAGCTCTTCGAAGGCAACTGACTCCGTGAACTCGAGTGACGAGATATGCCGCGAAGCTTCTCGCGGACTGATGTACCCCGAGCGGCGGGTCAGTCGCCACCAATGTCGTCGTTCGGGGTCATTGGCAAACCCGCCTTCGCCTCTTCGAGCTCGTCCTCGCCGAGCCCTGACAGGCGGGCGGCCACGGCATAGGCCCGCTGGATTGCGGCGGCCGACTTCCTGGCCAGCTTGACTACGTCGGCCTGAGTGAACAGGCGCTTGCCGTCCTCGTCGATGAGCGAGGCAGCGACGATGCGGGTTTGGAAGAACGCCAGCGCCTCGTCCTCGCCGACCTTCTTGCCCTCGGCCCGCATGAGCGCGCCGACCTTGTTCCGCTCTTCGCCGGTCAGGCTCTTGACCTTGACGGTGCCTGGCCAATAGGGCCGCATATCGACGTACTCGTGCTGGATATCTTCCGCATCGAGGATATCGGCGGCGCTCAGGAGTCCTGCGATATGGCCGTTGGTGCCCGTCTCCTGCACAGGCACCTCGGCCGTTGGCTTCGTGGCCATCGCTATCAGCTACCGGGGTTGTAGGCGACCGCGCCGGTCGGGCGGATCACGACCTCGGCCTGCAAGTGGCCGGTGACAGGAGCCCCACGCCCGAAGCGCATGACGTAGCCGACGAACGTGTCGGTGGCCCCGTCGGGGTACGTCATCACGAAGGGGTCGGGCTCGTGGTTGCCGGCGACGATGGCCTCGTGCGCGGCGAGAAGGTCCTGCTGGCCCGGATCGGCGGAGTCGAGCACCAGCGGGAAGCTCACCTCGCCTGTCCGGCGGACCGTGGGGACGCCCGTCTCCGTGCGGTTCGGGGCGTCGTGGGCAGTGGTGTCGTCCCAATCGTAGTTGTCGTCAGGCCCCGTGATGTCCTGTACGCCTGCGATCGTGACACCGTTGATGGCGATGGTCGTCCCGAGGGCGGCCACTCCGTTCGGCATCCTGGTTACTCCTTCCTGATGAGTGGGCCCAGTCTAACTTCCGCTGGCCCCTGCAACCCAGCTGATTTGGTAGTCCGTGACCCGTCGCCAGCTCTGGGTCGCTGGCTCGTAGTCGTCCAGTGAGAGCACTGGCAGGACCGACTCGATTTGGACCTGACCCCACAGGCCACGATAGCCCGTGATTGCGGCCTTGAGCTCATTCGACAGGGCCTCGGCCTCGTCGAAGGTATCGCCGTATGCGTTGAACTGGACACGGGCCTCTTCGTCCCGCAGGCCGTCATATAGCGGATGGTCCTGCGCCCAGTCATGGGTCGCGAGGCCCGTCTCCGCCACGAGCTGGTACGTCAGGGCAGGCAGGACCGCGCCCTGGGGCAGGGTCAGCGGATAGACGCGCTGGCCGACGGACAGGACTCCCGACAGGAAGTCGTAGATGCCAGGGCTCAACGGCTCGGTCACGCCGCCACCTCCAATGCCAGGGCTCCGATAGCCTCGACTGCGCGGGCGGTAGCTCGACCGTCGACCGGCGGGAGTATCTGGGCCACGATCTCGGCGCGCCTGGCCGCCCGCTCGGGGCTATCCGTCAGGGCCTGCTCGATGGCGTGGGCCAGGGCGGCAGGACCAGCGATACGGACTCCGATATCGGCCCACTCCCAGAAGCGTCCGCCCCATGCCCTGCGGTACCACGGCGCGTCGAGCACCACGACAGGCCGATCGAGGGCAGCGAACAGGAACCCGGCGGACGTGTTGTCGAACACGAGCACGTCGGCCCTCTCGAGCACCTCGTCGAAGCTCTCGGTGCATTCGATGCCCTGCTCCTGGTAGAACGGCTTGAGCCACCGCATCGCGCGGGGGTGACCGTGCCCGAGCAGGCGGAAGGGCAACGCTGGCAGGGCCGCCTTGTAGTGGCGAAACGCGGAGCGGGCCTCGGGCGCAACCGATACCCCGTCCCAGTGCCAGGCGAGGGCCACGACAGGCTCGGGATTGGCAGGCCGGTAGCCGACCCAGCGGTCGAGCAGCGGTACCCCGATCACGGCCTGAGCGGTGCCAGGATAGCGGGACCTGTTGAGCTCCGCTACTCGCTCGCTCGGGTTGAGGAACAGGGTCACGCGGTCACGCTGA